TGATACTTGTGTCCAATAAATCTTTGTTTGTCAAAACGAGGAGCATCACGATCAAGGATTATGTCCCATGGAGCAACAGAGACTGGAATTACTCTGTTATAGATGTCTCCCTCAGGTTGAGGAACTAATTTAATAAAGGACATAGGGTAGATCAATGCTAAACGAGCAGAGTTCTCAATCTCTTGTCGGCATTGCAGCAAAAAGTTATTGGCAACTTCTTGTGCTTTCTCAGCATCACCTTTGTTCTTAAGACCTTTCTTAAGAACCACGGCGGGATTTTTTGCAAATAAACTTGCAATGAATGATTCGATGTAACCATAACCCTCAGATGTCTGTATAGACATTTGGCTGTTGTTACCACCGTATAGCATTCCGTAGGATCCTTCTTCCCAAAACCTACATTCGTATACATTTTTATATCGTTCTAGTTCAGCACGTTGGCTATCCCAAAACTCTTCGTGTTCGTCACACAAGTATGTTATGTCGTATTCTTTCATTTGTAACCTCCTTTACCATCTCCACCACGGACGTTCCATGGTAGACTTCGTTTAGACATTTTAGTTTTTTTAACTTTCTTCCACTCTTCAAGATACATGTTTCCAATAGAAGTTTCGTATTCAAACGGCATATCCTTAATTACATAGTAAGCCAGAGCCATACTTATCACGATATCATCGTGTCCGTTACGTGGGTGCACAGGCTTTCCTTTGTCATATTGAATCATCTCTAGTTGTTTGATAACTTCTATATTTAAACTAAATAGTAGTTCGTCCTCTATATAGTCTTTTAAATTCTCAAATAGTACAGGTCTTGTATGGTTATTAGTATAGAATGCTTTTCCTTTTTTATTTTTCCATAACTTAGGATACTTCCACTCTTTGAGTTTCCATAGTACAACTTGACCTACATTGTTTGCTTCTACTATAACCTTTGCGTTATTCCACTTCAAGCCTTCAGCCCAAATTACTTCTGCAAACTTTACTGGTGTAATCTTATTGCTCCAATATTGACAAACGACTTGACGTGTTTGGCAATCCACTATGGAGAAAGCATTATAGTCTTTTCCAACCCCAGCAGATACATCAACACCCATAACGTAATCATGGTTAAAATCCACGTTAGAATACGTCTTAAGGTCTCCCCTAGGGTTAGGCATAGGCTCTATCTCTTCAAGGCTCTCAGGGCTGAAATATGGCGTCCCTGATGAACGAAATGCCTCTTGTACGGTAGCAGGGTATTCACGATAAAATTTATCTTTACCTAGAGTTGCAATCTGTTTACGTCTCCAGTATATTTGTTCATCTGTGAGATCGTGTTCGTCTTTAATAATTTCTTCTTCCTTCCGTAGTTCAAACGTAGGAGGGACAGGAGTCTTATAGTTGGGGTGCATGTACCATGGAAAGAATACAACCTTCCACTCTGGATCTTCAGCAGCAAGATTTTCCATAATTAATTTATAAAACTTGTCACCCATCTCATTGGGTGTGGATTCGATGATGATCTGGTTAGCACCAATAGTAGCCATCATAGTCGATAGGAATTCATCTTGGTCTTCATAGAAAGCAAACTCAGAAAGGTGAACACCATCAAGTTGGAATGATCTGGTACCACCCTTGGAGGATGCTGTGAATGAACGGAGGGATGCTTTTGAATCTTGAAACACCATCTCAGAAACATTATTTTTAAAAATATTTTTTTGCATTTGTTGTGGCAAGTTACCATGAAAGGTCTTATCCATACTAGCAATGTTTACAGAAGCATCTTTGGTGTGTGCAATCACACCGTAGGAGCGTGGCTCTACATCATAGTAAGACTGATAAAAGAACCAACTCCGTATGAGGGTGCTGATTCCTAGTTGTCGTGCCTTCAAAACAATAACCTTGTCGTAATTCTTTAACACATCCATCATGTACTCTTGTGCGGGGAATGGGTCAAAGTAATCTAATTTCTTTTTTTCTTTGTTATAGATCGTCAGTAATCTTACAAACGTATCAAAGTCTAAAGTCATATAACGTTCTCCTTTGTTAATATTTATTTATTACCATAAGTAGTATAGCATAGTAGATAAGGGATTGTCAAATTTGTGCTGCGTATTTTTTGGCTCCCTATGGTACCCTATTACTACTATGGTGTATGGTGGCCCCCCTATACCTCTGTAGCCTCTTGTATACTGTTACCTATGCGATGGTACTACTATAACTCTACTGTGCGTTCTAGCCCTACTGGTAAGCCTCTATCGTTATCTAATTTATTTCTGTGGGATGGTAGTGATCATGACTCTAGTCTCAGTGAGTTGACAACAATGAAGGGAGGACATTACATCCTCCCCTCGGTAGTGGTTACTGCACATCCTTGATGATACGTTCTAGTCCCATCTTCTTTGCAGTACGATAGAACTCTAATAGTTCAAGGATGGTGATTGATTCAGTCATGCATTCCCACCCACGTTCGGTGTCCACTAACTCATCGAGTCCTTCTTCTGTGATAACATCACAAGCACAGATACCATCGCATCCATCGGGGATAGGTATATCTGGGTAATGCTCTGCGATGAGGCTGTGGTTGAACACCATAACACTACCATCTACATCCCATGTCTCTTCATCACCTAACACTACTATTACTCTTTCTGTTGCATCGTTTAACATTTGAATCTCCTTATGATTATATTAAAAAAACGAGCAGGGTATCTCTACCCCACTCTCTTATTATACCATATCCCTGAGGGTATCGCTGAACTATTATCAACTTTCTTGAAGGTCAACGAACTCATACCCATCGTCATCATTCATCTCTTCCCTGATCTTTCTAGTGCCTATCTTGTCAATGATGTAATATCCCTGATCTTCGTACGATAATTTATCATACTCCTCTTGTTCTTCTGGAGATAGCACGATCACTACCTCACTCACTGCTGTTATTGCTATTGTTGCTATATATTTTTTCATCTGGATCTCCTTATAGTTTAGATGTAATTATTATTTTATAGTGTCTCGGACTAATGAGACGATGCCCCGTTTATGGTCGGGGCCACACCATCGTAGACTATTCGGCTACATAGAACTCGTCCGTGTCGGGATGCTTGACTATCTCTAACTTCTCACCCACATAGTAAGCGGTCAAGGTGGAAGGCACAAGGATGACGGGCTTGCCCTCATCACAGAACACCAAGTCAGCATCATTCACTTCGTTGAGGCTGCCTTCGTAGACAACATCTCTCCATTCCTTTTGCTCGTAGAAGTAATTCTCTGGGTCAGGTAAGGTTGAGTGGTCGTCTTGGAAATTCTCTATCGCTTCATCAATAGTGAACTCTTCCTGACCGAACTCGTATGGAGCATCTTCATCACCAACCATCTGGACTTGGATGCGTCCAGCGAAATCCATTCCTCGTTCATCAAAGTCGTGAACCACATAGATGTGAGGAACTTCCTTCCCTTCTGCTAAACACTTCTTGGCTACGATGTTGAGTTTATCAGCCACGTTCACCCACATTTGACCGAAAGGTCCCCACGCTGTTGATCCAGTGAAAACCAAATCTCCGTCATCGGCAATGTAAACATCTCCATCACATAGTCCCCACTTGGTTCCCCAAACATTAGAACAGAAGTCATACGAGCCAATGATGTTCTCTGTAATTTCAGCATCAGTCAATCTCTGTCGTTCTACGTCTGTGAGTTTTCTACTGCTTCCATCTGGAAGTTCTACCCACACACTCTCTCCGTTCCACGCACCAGAAGTCAATGAACCTTCTCCATCTATGAAGTCGCTCCACTTTGGTTCTGGAACAAACACATCACAGAAGTTGCGTTCATTATCTCCTTCGTTTCCTTTCTCATAAGCATCCATCCATTCCTGAATGAGTTGCTGTCCTGCTTCGTTTCGGGCTGTAATAGTCCCGTAGTTGCTTGCGTAATTAGGCATTTTATTTCTCCTTATAGTTTAGTAAATGCTGGGGGCAATCCCTTACCCCACTCTATTATTATAACACATTTTTCATAGAAAGTCAAGGACTATCTACAACTTTTTTCATATTTTTTTGGCTGCGTTATTCACCAGAAAATACGAGGCTGCTTTAGGGGCAGCCACTCCCATTGATCTACTTGAGGTAGAACATCTTCTCTGCCGCAGCACAGGCAGCGTCAACTCTATCGTCATCCCAACCCATCTGCTCTATCCAGTCAAACATAGGATCAACATTGAGTTTGATGATTGCTTGTGCTGGAAGAGCATCAGGACGATCTGCTTGTAGTTTATCCCACGCTTCTATGGCGTCAATCTTGAGTTCATAGTCTTCATTCAGCCCGAAGTCCTCAACATCAACGCAGTCATAGAAACAGAAGTCGCTCGTTCTATTGTTCCACCAGATAAATTTGGTTTTGTTTCTCGCACCGCTAATCATCGCAGCGATCTGGGGTTGATTGAGACGAACCTCTTCATCCCAAGAATGATTGCCGCTCCAGCAGTAGCGGATGCCTGTGTCGTAATTCGCTGGGTTAGTGATGTAGTCAAGCACACGCTCGGCATCTGTGTAATTTGTGTTAGATTTATTAGTCATTTTATTTCTCCTTGTAATTTAGTAAAATGCGTAAGCCACAATCCCTCGTTGCTTACATAGTAAATAGTCTATAGAAATCCCAAAAGCACATTATCTACCAAAATAAATGAAAATAATTTTGAGAATTTCTTTACCCTACTCTATTATTATAACACATTATTTAGGGTTCCGCAACTAAAAAGGCAAAGTTTTTTCATTTTTTTTTGGGCGGTGGATGGGGCTGGAAAACAAAAAACCCCAGAGCATTCAGGGCTGCTGGGGTAAAATAAGGAGATTTTTAATTTTGTCTTTATGTCTGCGTGTCTGGTTGTCTATCTGTCCTCATGTCCTCGTGTCTTGTTTGTCCATCTGTCTGTCCGTCTGTCCTGTCTGTCATCGCTATCCTACTGTCTGACTCACTAGTCTAGGATACTTTTTTTTTATGTAACTCTTCAAGTCTTTTGGCAAAGTCGTTATGTCTGTCCTGTTCAACCTTGGCTTCTTGGATCTCTGCAAAGTCACGGCAGAGTTGGGCTACCTTCAACATGTCACCTAATTTCAAATCATTCAGAATGTCTGGGTTCTCTTCGAAGTGGACGACGTACAAGCATAGGGTTTCCCATAGGTAATCTGAGATATTCCTGTCTCTCGCTGCACCCTTGAGTCGCTTTAAACACGATGCGTAATTCATTCTTTTTTTGTTAGCCATAGCGGGTTCCTTCCTGTGTAGTGTAACCAATCATTACTGAGAGGGTTATTGTATTCTTCTTATGCTACTATAAATAGTATGTAATAATAGTTTTTACCTGATTAATATAAAAAAATGTAAAGAAGAGATAGGCTGGGATTGTATTATCATTGGAGAATTAAAATGTCTATTATGTTTTAAAACCTATCTCTTCAGTACAAATTTAAATAGTATAGTTTACTACCTTATACATATATTATACCATATTTTATTACTGGTGTCAAGTATTATCTTAACTTTTATTTTCTTTTTTCTTTGGAGGAATAAGACGTTCAAACATCTGAACGAATTTATATTCTGGTAACCACACATACTCATTACATCTAGTAAACATTAACTTATAGAATGTATAATTCATTAGTTCATCTAAGTTATCATCTGTAAGAAGATGAGAGTTATCTTTTATAACTTCTGTGTGTAAATCTGAACCATCAGGTTTCTGTATTCTTACTAAGATGCATAGAGACATACTCTCTTGAACTTCACTTGCATCTGGTACTTGATTATGTAATAGATATTCTTGATTGAATCTGTATAGATCTCCTAGTCTAGTGTCTAACATTTTAACTTGCCTCCTCTATAAGAATAAGATCTTTCTTCTGAACTTCATCTTGTAATCCATTCAGTAAATTTAATAATTTATTTTTTATGTTCTCGGATCTTTTATACACTACAAGTTTACTGAGTAAGAAGTTTGCTTCAACCATGTAAGAGTAGATGCTTGATTGTGTTGATGGCTTTTCAAATTCTGATCTATCTAATTTGTTTCTAATATCTGATAGGATTAAATCTAACAGATAAGTATTCATATTCAGATCTTTGAATATAACTTTTATTTCTGAAACTTTTAATAGTGCCATAGTTAATTTGTTTTTTCTTTTGTTAGTCATTATGATCTCCTTTAATTTAATAACTTATCATCTCAGAGAGAGATGATTGATAAGAGTTTATCTCCTATACTATACAAGCAATACATTTTTAAGTTCTCACTCCAAATTATTTATAAACTTTTTTTATTATTTTTTATTTAATATTCTTAGATCTTCAGTATGAAAAGTATTTCTTGTTTTGTTTACATAACCATAGCAATACATAAATGCTCAGCCACTCCAAATTTATTTTATATTTTTTTGTTACCTTCAATGCAGCCCCATGCTTACAGGATTATATAATAAAATTTATTTTTATTCAGTAATTTATTTGACTAACTACTATTTATTGTGTATAATACAGGAGATGGTTAGAAAAATAATTCAGATTATTTTAAAAAAGTATGGCGTTTTCTTTTTCTATAGACTATTTACTATACAACCAGTAAGGGATTGCTGGGAATAACATAAGGAGAATAAAAAATGTTTATTATAAAAGAAGATTGGATGTATGAAATTTGTTTGTTGGATTACGACACAGGTATTGCTGGTAAGTATTGGCACAACCTTCCTAGAAATAAAAGAAGACAGAACAGATGGAGTTTT